TGAAACCTGCGTCTATTCCTGAGGCAGTTCTTATCATTGCCAAATACATGAGGGATATCTCTGTTGTCCCTGACCAAGAAGTGAACATGCTCGCATGTCTTACTGAGATCATGATGAGTTGTGAATTTAAATGAAGAAATGCATCAGGTGTAATTTAGAAAAAGAAGAAGATTGTTTTGAAATTAGTTCTACAACAAAAACAAAAATATATCGCAAGAGAGTTTGTTATAGTTGTAGGAAAGAAATACGAAAATTTGAAAAAGAACTTCAAAAGATACATGGTAAAACTAAACCACTGGGAACTCCTTGTGATTGTTGTGGTAGGACAGATGCTCCCCTATCATTAGACCATTGTCATATTACAGGAAAACTTAGAGGATATCTTTGTCAGACATGTAATGTTTCTATTGGTGGACTTGGGGATACTCTTACTGGAGTTAGGATGGCAGAAAATTACTTACTAAAGTTTGAAAATGACACTACTAAAATTTGTGGAGAAGGATCCGAGGATCCAAGCAATGGAGGAAATGCATGAGAGACTTGAACAAGAACCCGCCAGGCAATGGGCATACATCAAGAGTAAAAACGACGCCAACAAACGTAGCAGAAGCAAATGATGCTCTGTTTCGTGCTACAATGAACCTACCAGCGGCTGCCGCACATTGTGGTATGACGCTCAAGGAGATGAAACTCACCTTTTTTGAATATCTTAAATATCATGCCCCAGACTATCAAGTCCCTGAAGACACCTCTTCGTTACCCAGGCGGTAAGAGTAGAGCACTCAGCAAACTTTTTCAGTACATCCCTGACCTAAAAAACTATACCGACTACCATGAACCTTTTCTTGGTGGCGGTAGTGTGGCACTAGAGGTATCTAAGCGGTATCCCCATCTACAGATCTGGGTCAATGATCTGTATGAACCACTGTATAATTTCTGGAGAGAACTCCAAGATCATGGTCATGAAGTTAAAGACATACTCCTCCAACTTAAACAAAGGCACCCTGACCCCACTTCCGCGAAAAAACTTTTCTTGGATGCTAAAGAGTATCTGTCAGGATCTTCAACATCGAATACCTTCCCGCCATACTCTGAAAACATTTGGCGTGCTGTTTCTTTTTATGTTGTTAACAAGTGTTCTTTTTCGGGTCTCACAGAGAGTTCCTCCTTCTCAAAACAAGCCAGCGACAGTAACTTCTCTCTCAATGGTATCCAGAAACTGACTGACTATCAGGCGTTGATTGGCAACTGGAAAATTACCAACCTAAGTTATGAAGAGCTCCTTACAGATAACCGAAAAGTATTCACCTACCTTGATCCCCCTTACGAAATCGGATCCAATCTATATGGTAAGCGTGGAAGTATGCACAAAGGATTTGATCACGACGCCTTTGCTAGGGATTGTGACCGTTTTGTTGGTCATCAACTTGTTTCTTATAACTCGTCGCAACTAATCCGAGATCGCTTTGAGGGGTGGACAGGTGCAGAATTTGCACACACTTACACGATGAGGAGCGTGGGGAGTTATAATACAGATCAAGCATCTCGCAAAGAACTCGTCCTTTTGAATTATGAAGTGTGAAGTCAAACTCTACAAAGCAGGCACTGTCTTTATTGAAGAAGTGATTGCTCGTGACTACCAGGATGCTCGTAAGGTTGCGCTTGCTCGTAATCCTGGTGCAACTGTGGTGGGCGTAAATGCGAAGTTCTAGACTTTGGAGACTATGGTGTAAAGCACTAGGAGAAAAGTATGGACGAAACGACCGAGAGGCAGATACTATTGCTGGCATACGCACCCTTATTTTTATTTCTTACTTGGTCACTAACCTTTTTATTATATCTGGAGTAATCAGACACTGGAATGACGTACCAACTCAAAGACTACCTGTACAGCATCAATCAATCTAAGAAGAATATCCTTGATGGTGATGCTGAAGCAGAGAGAGGATATCCTCCTTACATCATTAATAGGTGTCTGAGTTCTTTTACGGATACTATCTTGTATGCTAACGAGATGAACAAGTATCCTGAACTTCCTAAGAAGATGCAATATGATTTTTTGCTAAATAGTGTGAAACCCAGGAAGCGTTTCTCTCCTTGGGCAAGAAAAGATTCTATTGATTATCTTGAGTTAGTCAAAGAGTATTATGGTTATAATGACGATAAAGCTCTGCAGGCGCTCAGAATTCTCACCAAGGATCAACTAGATAATATTAAAAAATCATTGAGCAAAGGTGGAAAAAATGGGTGACACAGAAATCCAGTGGAAACAGTCGGACATGGTAGAAGTGGTTCTTTCAGAACCAGATGACTTTTTGAAAGTGAGAGAAACACTAACTAGGATTGGTGTGGCATCCCGCAAAGAGAAGAAGATTTATCAGTCTTGTCATATCCTTCATAAGCAAGGTAAGTATTACATCGTACACTTCAAAGAATTGTTCGCACTCGATGGAAAGAAAACAAATCTTTCTTTGAATGATGTACAACGTCGCAATCGTATTATTCAACTTCTAGTTGACTGGGGTCTTATTGTAATCTCTTCTGTAAGTCAAGAGAAGATCGCAGACCTCGCTCCTCTCAATCAAATTAAAGTTCTTTCTTATAAAGAGAAGGGTGACTGGACGCTTGAAAGCAAGTATAATATTGGGAGAAAAAAAGTCACCGCAGATGAATGAGATTGAGAATATTTTAGATAATGCATACTGCAGGTGTGTATACAACACTGAAGAAAAAGCACACAAACATCTATATCGCTGGAAGAACTGGGAAGCAAACACACCGTTTGCCCCAGTTTTTGATGTACCTATATGGTTAGACGATATCGATACAAGTATCACGTATGATCTAGCACTTGCTATGATTGAAAATAATCATGGCAAATATAGAGAAGAGTGGAAAGACTACAATATTTTTAAGTGGGAATACCCATGTCTTAAAAAATTGCGTGAAGAAGTATACAGAGTGTATACAGAATATATGGAGGCATTACACCTACCACCAGAACTTGGAGAAAGTTTGTGGATCAAAGGGTGGGCAGTTGTTTTAGAACCAGGAGAGGAAATAGAACAACATTGTCATTCATATCATGAGAATGCATACTTAAGTGCAAATCTTAGTTTTTCATCTGGCACTACAACCGATTATATTATTCCACATCTTTCTTCCTACTATGGTCCTTGGAAATGTGAGAACAAGGAAGGAAGAATATCCATGTTCCCATCGTGGGTAGAGCATTTTGTTGAACCAGTAAAAGAAACTCGATACTCTGTTGGGTTTGATTTATTTGATTTCAATACAATGGATTACATCTCTAACAATAGAGACTATAATGATAAGGATCAAAATACTATCCTGGAAGCAGTAAGATTACTGTAAACCGTAAGTTTTAATACGGTTCTCCACTATTAAACGTTTAGCGTAAGTCCTTAAATAATACTGTGATGCCTAACGGGTCACACGTACACGTCGCTTAACAGGACAATGGTTACATTTAATTGGGAAACATACACACCGCATTCAATTGGGTTCGATGAAACATTCAGCAGACTTGAAGCTCTTGCAGGAGCAGGAAAGAGTTATCCTCCTTACAATGTCATTCATGGACATGATGGTAGAACAATATTGGAAGTCGCTCTTGCTGGATTTTCAGAAAGAGATATCGAAGTGGAGACCGAACGAAACGTCTTAACAGTTTCTGCTAGAAAATCACCAGAAGAAAAAGAAAGAGACTACGCACATAGAGGAATATCTTACAAGACATTTTCAAAGAACTGGCAGATGGCAGATGATGTGGAAGTGGAAAGTGTAGAATTCATTGATGGACTACTTACAGTAACTCTGAAGAAAGAACTGCCAGAGAAACAGAAGCGAAAGAAGTGGTTCTAAATAAAATCGAAGGGGGACTTGACGGTCCCCTTTTTCAATGGTAAACTGAAGTGTAAAACAATATCACCATGGCAATCTCCGTTGTTACATTAAAGACTGGTGACAGGGTTATCACTGACTTGAAAGAAGTCTTTGACGGTCCTGAAGATAACCAGAAAGGTGTGTGCCTTCTCATGGAAGAACCCTATGTTCTTGACATGGTTGGTGACACCCCTCAGTATCTTGCTGAGGAATATCAAATGGAATATAAAGTAAAGTTCAGTAAGTGGAACCCATACTCTACAGACTGGCAGTATAAAATTCCATATGATTGTATTATGACAATCAGCGAACCTGAACCACAACTCAAAAAGAATTACGAAGCTAAAATCTCACAGAAAAAGGAACTAGAAAATGACGCAAGAAGCACTGAAGACTAATCATAGTGTACGTGTGGTCACATTGACCACTGGTGAACGTGTACTCTGCTTGTTTGGTGACATTCGTGAGGAAGAGGAAGGCAAGGTAGTAGGTTACCGTATGCTTTATCCTTTCACTCTTTCTCTGGGTGAACCAAATGATGATGGAACTATTCCTATTCAGTATGCACGGTTCTGCCCGTACTCCCCAATCGAAGAACACCGCATGGGTGGTGAACATATCATTAGTGTTGTGTTCCCTGACAATGGCATCCTCGATAATTATGTTACCAAGTTGAAAGAGACTGGTATGACCGATGAACAAATTTTCTATCCTGAGGAGGCACCAGATGGAAGTGAAGGCGAACCTGCTGAAGCTAGCGAATGAGTGGATTATCGCTCAAGTAGAACCAGTTGAAGGGGACACTTTGCCAGGTGACCCTGATGTTTGGATGGTGGAACCATATGTTGTAGACTGTGAAGGTCAGATTGAACCATGGGCACCACATGCTGCTGAGCGTGAGTTTAATGTCAGGTCTTCGGATCTGACTGTTATGACCAACCCCAGCAAGCAACTGCTTGCTCGTTATATTGAATGTCTTGAATGAAGTTTTACACTAGTGTTGAGCAAGCAGGCAACCGTCTGCTTGTCCGTGGTTATGAAAATGGCAACCGTTACAGCGTCAGGGTTCCTTTCAACCCTACGCTGTATTTGCCTACAAAGAACTATTCAGAATGGCGTACACTAGAAGGCGACTGTGTAGAACCACATAACTTTGGTTCTATCTCAGAAGCAAGAGAATTCATTAAGCAATACAAAGAAGTCGATGACTTTGAAATATATGGTAACAGTCGGTTTCTCTATCAATACATAGCTGAGCAGCATCCTGAGGAAGAACTCAAGTTTGATAGTAGTAAGATCCGTGTATTCACAATTGACATTGAGACCGCAGCAGAAAACGGTTTCCCTGATATTGAAACTGCCGATCAGGAGATCCTCGCCATTTCCATTAAGGACAGTTTCTCTGGTCGAATTATTGTGTTCGGAGCGAGAGCATTCGATAACAAAGACCCCATGGTGGACTACATGCATTTCCGATCAGAAGAAAGCATGTTGGGCGCATTCCTCGAATACTGGCAGGCGAATTACCCTGACGTAATCACAGGATGGAACGTACAGTTGTTCGATATGCCCTATATCCACAACCGTATTAATCGCATCATGGGCGAGAAGTTTGTGAAACTTCTGTCGCCTTGGAAACTTGTATCACAACGAGAGATCTTCATCAAAGGTCGTAAGCAGTTTGCTATTGATACTCTTGGTATCTCCTGCCTTGACTATCTCGAACTCTATAAGAAGTTTACTTATACAAATCAGGAGAGTTATCGTCTAGATCATATCTGTTCTGTAGAACTGAATGAAAAGAAACTTGATCACTCTGAGTTCGATACGTTCAAAGAGTTCTATGAGAATGACTGGCAGAAGTTCATTGAATACAACATCCATGACGTTCGTCTTGTGGATAAACTCGATGACAAGATGAAACTGATTGAACTGGCATACACCATGGCATATGATGCTAAGGTGAATTATGAAGATGTGTTTAGTCAGGTTCGCATGTGGGATAACTACATTTATTGTGAACTACTGAAACGCAAGATTGCAATCCCTCCTAAGAAAGAGGCGACTAAAGATGCAAAATATGCAGGTGCTTATGTCAAGGAACCGATCCCAGGATTCTATGATTGGGTGGTCAGTTTTGACCTTAACAGTCTGTATCCTCATCTTATTATGCAGTACAATATCTCACCAGAGACGCTCCAAGATACCAGACATTCATCGGTCACCGTTGATAAAATACTTGAGAAGCAAGTAGAGATTGACGGCGAGTTTGCTGTGTGTGCTAACGGCGCACAGTATACAAAAGAGAAGCATGGGTTTCTTCCTCAGATGATGAAGAAGATGTATGACAGCAGGGTCATCTTCAAGAAGAAGATGATCAAGGCAAAGCAACAGTATGAAAAAACTCCTACTGTTGAACTGATGAAAGAGATTGCGAGATGTAACAATATTCAGATGGCAAAGAAGATCTCTTTGAACTCTGCTTATGGTGCAATCGGCAATGAACACTTTCGTTATTACCGTCTTGCTAATGCTGAGGCGATCACTTTGTCTGGTCAGGTATCCATCAGATGGATTGAAAACCGTATGAACGAATACCTAAATAAATTGCTTTCCACTGAGAAGGAGGATTATGTCATTGCATCCGACACTGACAGCATCTATCTTAACCTTGGACCTCTTGTTAATAAATTTTTTAGTGCTAAGTCTGGCGACAAAGCAGCAATTGTGGCGATACTTGACAAGATCTGCCAAGAGAAACTGGAACCTTTTATTGAACGTTCATATCAAGAACTTGCGGATTACGTGTCGGCATATGACCAAAAGATGCAGATGAAGCGAGAGAATATCGCAGATCGCGGTATTTGGACTGCTAAGAAGCGTTACATCTTGAATGTATGGGACAGTGAGGGCGTTAGATATAAAGAACCCAAGATGAAGATCATGGGTCTTGAGACTGCCAGGAGTTCTACTCCTGCATATTTTAGGGACAAATTGTATGCAGCATTTAAGATTATTATCGGCAAGACAAATGATGAGCTTATCGCTTTTATCAATGACGTGCGAGCAGAGACGAGAGAAAGACCTTACGATGAAGTCGCCTTTCCCAGAGGAGTTAACAACCTTGCCAAGTACCGACATCCAACTGAAATCTATCAGAAGGGAACGCCAATCGCAGTAAGAGGTGCTCTACTTTACAATTATTATGTGAAGAAGTACAAGGTAGAAAACAAACATCCTCTCATTCAGGAAGGTGAGAAGATCAAGTTCATGTATCTCAAAACACCAAACCCACTCCACGAGAACATCATCAGTTTCTTTGGTGAGTTGCCGAAGGAGTTTGGTATCGAGAAATATGTGGACTATCAAACACAGTTTGAGAAGTCATTTCTCGAACCGCTCAAAAACGTGCTACAATGTATTGGTTGGACCCACGAGAAGACCATTACAATTTCGAGTTTCTTTTCATGAGCAAGAAAATTTTCGTAGTCACATGGACAAATCATGTCGTGGGTCAAGTTGGTCCCGAAGACATCAAGTGCTTTGAAGACTACGATACCGCTATGGGATTTGCCAAACTCATGCGGAACAATTATAATTATGTCAACTTTTATGAGGAACGAGTAGATCAATGGGATTCTTAGACACAGTAATTAAAGACAGTGGAAACGAGTTTGCTAGTGTTGTTAGTGACGGGGTTGCTGCTGGCGACATTACATCTTACGTTGATACTGGCAGTTACATTTTCAATGCCGTCGTTAGTGGTTCGCTTTTTGGAGGTTTGCCTTCAAACAAAGTCACCGCTCTTGCAGGAGAGAGCAGCACGGGGAAGACTTTCTTTGCTCTTAGCGTCGTTCGTAATTTCCTGGATGCTAATCCTACTGGTGGATGCATCTATTTTGAAAGTGAATCTGCTATTTCTAAGGAGATGATCGAGACCCGTGGTATCGACAGTAAGCGTATGATCATCATGCCTGTCGGAACCATCGAAGAGTTTCGTACTCAAGCATGTAGGATCCTAGACAAGTATCTGAAAGAACCTAAGGACGAGCGTGTGCCTATGCTGTTCGTCCTGGACAGTCTTGGTATGCTGTCTACTAGCAAAGAGATGGAAGATGTTGCGAATGATAAACAAGTTCGTGACATGACCAAATCCCAGTTGATCAAAGGTGCCTTCCGTGTGCTAACATTGAAACTAGGTCAAGCACAAGTGCCTATGATCGTCACTAACCATACATATGATGTGATTGGTTCCTATGTCCCACAGAAGGAGATGGGCGGCGGTACAGGTCTTAAGTATGCTGCATCTACTATCATCTATCTTGGCAAAAAGAAAGAGAAAGATGGCACTGAGGTGGTGGGTAACATCATCAAATGTGAAGCAAAAAAATCTCGTCTAACCAAGGAGGGTAGTAAAATTGAAACTCGTCTTTTCTTTGACGAACGCGGACTTGACCGCTATTACGGACTACTGGAACTGGGTGAACAGTACGGAGTATTCCAACGCAAGGGGAATAGGATTGTTGTTGGGGAATCTTCCGTTTATCCTTCTGTTATTCTTGCCAATCCTGAGAAGTATTTCACGGAAGAAATCATGACGCAACTGGAGGAGGCAGCACAGAAAGAGTTTTCCTATGGCAATTGAACGCATTGAAGAAACTATCTTACGAAACCTCATTCACAATGAAGAATACTATCGTAAGGTAGTTCCTTTTCTAAAAGCAGAATATTATGAAGACTACCATGAGAAAGTTATTTACGAAGAGATTGCTGACTTCGCTGCTAAGTACGACAAAGTACCTACTAAAGAAGTTCTTACGATTAATCTCCAGAACCGTAATGACCTTACTGACGATGCGTACAAAAATTCGGTACAGACAGTACAAGGACTTACCGATGAGTGGGTTGACTACGAATGGTTACTCGACGCCACAGAAAAGTGGTGTCAAAACAGAGCTATATACATCGCCCTTATGCGGTCGATCCAGATCGCAGATGGAGGCGATAAAAAGATATCAAAGGATGCGATACCTGGCATTCTACAAGAAGCACTAGCAGTATCTTTTGATGAACACATTGGACACAGTTATACGGAGCAAGCAGAAGAACGATATGAGTTCTACCACAGAAAAGAAGAGAAGGTCCCATTTGATCTGGAGAAGTTTAACTTCATTACCAAAGGTGGTCTCTCTAACAAGACTCTCAATGTCGCTCTTGCTGGAACGGGCGTCGGGAAGTCTCTATTCATGTGCCATTGCGCTGGTGCCGCGCTCACACAGGGGTACAACGTACTCTATATTACATGTGAAATGGCAGAGGAAAAGATTGCTGAACGAATTGACGCAAACCTTCTGAATGTCAATGTAAAAGACATTGTTGAACTACCTGAAGTTCTCTTCACTAGTAAGGTCAATGAGATCGCTAGGAAGACACAGGGTAAACTTATTATCAAAGAGTATCCAACTGCATCAGCACATGCTGGTCACTTCAAGGCACTGCTCAGTGATCTAAAGTTGAAGAAAGATTTCAAACCTGATATCATCTTCATTGACTATCTTAATATCTGTGCAAGTATGAGGTACAAAGGTGCTATTGTCAACAGTTACACGTATGTTAAAGCGATTGCTGAGGAGCTTCGCGGTCTTGCTGTGGAAGTTGGGGTCCCTATTGTTAGTGCCACTCAGACTACTCGTAGTGGTTTTGGCAATAGTGATCCAGATCTTACCGATACTTCTGAGTCTTTTGGTCTACCTGCCACTGCTGATTTTATGTTTGCCCTTATCTCTACTGAGGAGCTTGAACAACAGGGTCGCATCATGGTCAAACAACTTAAGAACCGATACTCAGACCTTGTTACCTCACGAAAATTCATGGTGGGAATTGACAGATCCAAAATGAAGCTGTATGATGTAGCGGACGATGCATCTGCTATTAGCATCGACGATGAAAACCCTGGAGAACAACTCTCCCAATTCTCTGAAACACAAAACCGACTATCTAAATTTGCTGAGTGGAATGTATGATTAATTTTAATAAGTATGAAGAGTTCGTGGCACAAGTTACTTCTGACTGTTCAACGAACTTTGTTGATTTCGCTGATCGTATTGGCGAGTTGGATCGTGAGGGTGCCAATATTGAGCGTCTCCTTACTAGTGGTGTTGGGATTAATGCTGAAGGTGGTGAGTTCCTTGAGATCATTAAGAAGATGGTTTTCCAAGGTAAGCCTTGGAACGACGATAATCGAGAACATCTTATTATTGAGTTGGGTGATGTTATGTGGTATGTCGCTCAAGCAACTCAAGCACTAGGTATCAGTATGGAAGAAGTGCTTGACACTAACATCCGTAAGTTGTCGAAGCGTTATCCTGATGGAACCTTTGATGCTTACATGTCTGAAAACCGTGCTGCTGGCGACCGATGAAGTTTACTCAAGAAGACCTCTGGGAAACTATCGAGAAACTTGGATGGTCTCCTGGTGATGACATCCATATTGAAATTGGTGGCACCTCAGTCTATGCGATTGATGGTGCAGGCACCAAGTGGGCACCTCTCAAAGGCACCCGTAAGTATAACAAAGATGCATTCATTGTAATTAAAAATCGCTCTCGCGATCCTATTGTCCCATCTCAAGCACCGAAGGAAGTATGACGGTATCCTCTCTCTAAATATTAGAGGGAGGATTTTTTTATGAAAGCAGGAGACTTTTACCGTAACGGCGGACGGTATCTAGATCGTATGGATACTTTCTTTGACAAGGCGATGGGTCGCAATGGAAAAGAAAACCGTTTTTTAACTGACATTGGTATTGTGGAGGTAGCAGGTTTTACTGCTACCACAAAAAATCTTGCTACCAAGAGTTATGTAACATCAAAATTCCAAGACTTCCGTGAGATAAAAGGAAACTCTGGAAAAGAAAACTCTGCGAAGATGTTATTCGACCTAGTGTGTAGGCAAGGTCTTCGTGGTAAAAACAATATTGAATTTACTTGTAATTTTCCTGGCGGTAAAGGAGTATCAAGACGAGTAACAAGTGTAGATCTTTACCTTGAACTAGCTGACTTCGCAAAAACTTCTGAGTTTGGTGGTCAAGTTAGAGGCGGTAAGAAAATTAATATGGGTAATCAGTATGAAGATGATCTTACCCAAGCTTTGATTGACTATTGTAGTGGACAAAAACCTAAAAAGTATTCTGATCATGTCAATACAATTGTCAGTGCGTTAACTGAGAAATATGGTTCAGCACCTACCAAAGCAATAGGTGAGGGTGGTAAGAACCAAAAACGTCCATTAAAAATGAAAGGAAGTAATATCATTATCTCTGCAGGTGGTGCAACCACTAATGATATTGGTTCTACGTTGACTGACATCACTATGATTATCGATGACAAACCTGTATATCTGTCAGTAAAATTTGGTAGCACACTATCATTCTTCAACTGTGGTATTAAAGGTGGTGGTAAAGATAGTCTATCATTGTTCCCTGAAGCAAAACTGAGGAAGGGTGAGATCCCTGAGGATGGTCAGAAGTATCTTGAGATGTTCGGTATTGATCATGAAAAGTTTTTGACAGTCTTTGAAAAATATGGTCAAGCATCTGGTACTACAGTAGAGAAACATATTGAAAGAACCACTCTCAGTCCTAAAGGCAAGAAAGCATTGCAGGACTTGATCAAGAGTGGTGTTGGGTATGGGTATTGGATGTGTCACTACACTGGAACCGAGTTAAAGTTTTATGAAATTGATCGTGACTACATGAACAAAGCTGCTACACTGACTGGTAACTCAGTAGAAATCAACTACGGTGGTGCTGGCGGTAAGGGCAAGCGTATTGACATGCTCTTTGAAACTCAGTCGTACAACTTTAAGTTCAACATCAGGAACAAGTTGGGTGGTGTCTATCCTACCCACACCAATGGAGATTACTACAAGAAGTAATGGCAAATATTAAGCAACTCAAGCACCTAGAACACCTGGAAGATGAGATGCTCAACTATGGAGTTGAGGGTTGTAAAGCTGCGGTGTCATTCCTGAAAGAACTCAAGAAGATGTTGGGTCACCAGGAGAGCAGTGGTTTCATGCAAACAAAATGGGATGGTGCTCCTTCAGTCATTTGTGGCACAGATCCTCAGACAGGGATGTTTTTTGTTGGCACTAAATCTGTATTCGCAAAGACTAATCCTAAGTTGTGCTACAGCGAAGAACAAATTGATGGTTGGTATGAAGGAGATCTGGCGGAGAAACTAAAGTTCTCTCTGAGATATTTTTCTACTCTTGGTATAGAAGGTGTAGTTCAGGGAGACCTTCTGTTTACATCTGATATTAAGAGAGAAAAAATTAATGGAGAAGAGTTGTATACATTCAGACCCAATACGATTACTTACGGTATACCCGTTGACCATCCGATTGGGAGAGCAGCAGGTAGATCGAAGATTGGTGTGGTATTTCATACCCATTACACTGGTGATGTAGTTGCTGACATGCAAGCAAGAGCTGGCGCTAAAGTAAAAGGATCAGCAGATGCTCTGGTTGTACAGAACGATACACCTATGCATCGAGTTGGATTTTCCAAAGCAGAGATGAGCACATTTGATAGATACATCTCAAAGATTGAACGCATGTGTATGATTTGTGGTCCTTTCTTAGATGAGTTGGTTGATGCTACTGGAACTACAGGAGATAAGAAGTTTCACATTGCATCATATCTAAAGCAGTTCTTTAATAACGAAATTAAGAATGCTCGTACTATTGCTAACGTAGACGAAGCGATGTATGACATGCTCAACTTCTACGAAGAGAAAACAAACAAAGAACTTGCAAAGATCAAGACTGTAAAAAATCTGACAGCAAAAAGAAATCTTGTATATGGCAGTCAGAATTATGTTGTAGATAATGTCTATAAGTTCAAAGCAATGCTTGCACTGTACAAGGAACTACAGGCAGTCAAGCAAATGGTTATAGATAAACTAGACCACCTGGAAGAGTTCAGGACTTATGTCCAGACAGATAAGGGATATAAGGTCACAACTCCTGAAGGGTATGTCCTGCACAAAGATGGCAGCATGATTAAGTTTGTCAACCGCTTGGAGTTTGCATATAACAACTTCACTCTACAGAAGCAATGGCGTTAAATTGTAAGACTTGCTATTTCACATTTGGTAGGTTTCAACCACCTACTACTGGTCATAAAGAAAACTTTGCTGGCGTAAAGAAAGCAGCAGGTACACATGACTATCGCATTTATATTTCACAGACAGTAGATAAGAAAGGTAGCAACCCATTGCCACCAGATCGTAAATTGTTTTACATGAATAAGATGTTCCCAGAACATAAAGGGAAAATCTATTCTGGTCCCAAACAACCTGTTGCTATCTTGCAAGATCTTATGCTTGCAGGTTATAATGAGGTTGTATTTTTAGTAGGTTCTGACAGGGTTTCTGCCATGCAGTTCCTCCATAAATATAACGGAACTGAGTTTTCATTCAGGAAGATTGATATTCAATCATCTGGAAGTAGAGACGCTGATGGTGATACCTTTGCCATTTCTGGAACTAAGATGAGACGTGCAGCACATGCTAACGACTTTGATACATTCAGAAAGGGTATTCCTAGAGCATTAAATGATCGTGATTGTCGCGCTCTCATGCAAGAGATTAAAGACGCGCTACCTAAGAATTTTAAATGAAGGATTTTAAGAAACTACGAGAAGAAGCACTTCGGCAGCAACAAAGACAGCAAGAAGTATTCAGAGAAGGTGATGCTGTTATGTCATCACGTACTGGAGACAAAGGACACATTCACAGAGTGGGTGGTAACTATGCAATTGTTATCTCAGAAGAAGGTAACATGTTCCGAGAGTGGATTAAGAACATTAGATCTATAAATAATACGAGAAGAACGTCCCTTTTAAACGATGAAGTATCCTAAACCTGTTAATCATGTAGAAAATAATGACGAGTTTTCATCAGCATTGATGGAATCTTTTGGTAAGTGGAGTGAGGGTGATTGCTTCCAGAACACTTCCTACGAACTGGAACTATCGGAAGCACCATTCGATGGAATGGATCCACAGTCTAACGGTGCTGAAATTGAGCAGACTTCTATCAAAAAGAAGGAAGCAAAGAAACCAT